TGTTCCTAACATTAGCTGCCCTGTCCGAATTCACCGAATGGATTACCTTGACTGAAGTCAAGAATACCATCGGCTTGAGTCTCAAAGAATTGATTTTGATCAAACTCAGAGTTAGTATTATTTAGGGTATTATATGATGATGTAGTCCAAGCAGCACCAGATGTCTGTCCAGTAACTGTTTCTGGGATAGTAAAGATGCCAGTTCTATTGTATATCTGAAGCTGTCTGTTGGTTGCATCCCAAGACTTAACCTCAGCACTTACATTAGATGTACCACCTGCTATCTGTTCACCAACAGTAAAGGTACCAGTACCACCTGTGGTGAAGTTGAGTGTGACAGTAGTAGCAAAGTTCCTCTCCACTTTGTCGATAGCATCGACACCTGTATCGAAGTCCTCGTCGCTGTACTCGTATAGTTCACACTTCAGACCCCAAGTATGAATTTTACCCAACTGGAAGAAGGGTACTTCATAGTCAACATATTGTATTTGAAATAACTTGCTTGCTAGAGGGAAGTAAACCAAGTCTCCTTCATTAGGTCTACCCTCAACAATGAGTGTTGTATTATCATCAACTAGTTCTGTGAACCTATCTCGTGAGATAATAAAATTAACCTGATCAGATATCCTTACACCAAACTTACTGTATAGATCTCCATCTCCACCAAATCCTTGAACGTTCTCTAAGTATGCTTCTATCAAATAAGCATCATCAAATTTAGACAACGAGTCTTCACCAAAAGCAGGATCTTCATCAACGATAACTCTAGGAATGTAATACACATCCGTACCGAACATTTTGATTTGCTCTTTAACTAAGTCTCCAACTAGGTTCTGTTCCCCAGTTGTACCCTGAGTAAAGTAAGTGTTAGTAGCCATTAGCCGATCATATCCATAGGTGGTTCTTCATAAGTAAGTCTCAACTGTTCTTCCAGTTTTTCTAGTTCCTCTACTGCATCACTATAAATCTTTTCACCGTTAAGAGTAACTCCACCTGGAAGTTGAACATTCTGGAACTTAGACATATTCTGTCCCCACTGCTTCTTAATCATAGAAGTTGCATAATCTTTCACCCAAAGTGTATTATAAATGCGTGTCCAATTAGCAGGATCTATAGCACTAACACATTCCATAACAACAAACTCACCTTCTCTAACATCAGTCAGAGTATCCATATCAATAAAGAGTTTACCATTAGAGGCATTAAACCTAGTTGGTTTCATTCCCTCTAGTAAAAAATTGATTGTTTGTAGGTGTGTCTGAATCATATAGTAATGATGAAACTGTGTTGATGTAAAATCAAACAGATCATTCAAACGTAACTGATACCTAATATCAAACATATTTGCAGTACCTTTATCTTGGAAGGTAAAGATACCATTAACAGCCCTGATATGATCAGGCATCTGTAAATAATTTGACTGTTGTTTAAAAACAGTACCTGTACTACCTGCTTGATCAGTGTCACTACCAGTCTCAGATATATCTGCTTGGAACCTTGTTAAGTCTTCAGCAGTAAACTGATGCTTCATATACATCTTTTCAGATCCACCAAAGTGAAACTCTTGAAATTTCTCAATGGTATAATCTAGAGCATCATCAGCTTGATCATCGGAAATATTAATTTCCAACACAGGCTTACCCAATCTACGTAGGGCGTACTCCTTGAGAGTTGCTTTTGAATTTGGTTGTGCCATTTAATTATCTTGATAGAGCAGCGAGTGCAGCCTTAAGTTGTGCAACGGTTGTTATACCAGCGTCATTACCAATAGCATTCAATTCAGTGTAGATACTATCAATGTCAGTATCATTGGTTCCTGCCTGTGTACCTTGAGCAGCGGTAGCAAATGTACCTGATGCCTGAGTCGCAGCAGTGCCTAAACCAAGAGTGGTTCTAGCAGTAGCAGCATCAGAATCATCAATCAGAGTGCCACCGAAGGTGCTAACAGCAGACGCAGCGAGTGCGTTGTCAGCAGTGGTACCTTGTGCAGCAGTAGCAAAGTCTCCTGTAGCAGCGACAGCAGCAGTGCCTAAACCAATAGTGGTTCTGACAGCAGCAGCGTCTGCGTCATCGATGATAGTTGCACCAAAGGCAGATACACCTGAAGCAGCGAAAGCAGCATCAGCAGTAGCACCCTGTGCAGCAGTAGCGAATGCTCCAGATGCTTCAGTAGCAGCAGTGCCAAGTCCAAGTGTGGTTCTGGCAGTAGCAGCGTCTGCGTCATCTACTAGGGTTGCACCATATGCACTAACAGCAGAAGATGCAAGTTTCGTTTCTACAGCAGTCTCAAGATCTTGTAATGCACCCTTAGTGGTCTCACTATCAGCGATAGTAGATCCTGTGAAGGTGCCAAGATCATCAGATGCAGCAGATACACCAGTCAATGTGATGAGGTGATCTACATCTAAGGATGCCTTAGTGGACTTGGTGATACTGAATACACCAGTACTTGAGTTATAATTAAGATCTCCACTAGCAGAAACGTGTCCACGAGTTCTTGCAGCAGTGGTAAACAGATTAGTGCTTCCCTCTGTTACATTGTCTGTGTCAATATCTGCTTGTGTTACAGATAGAGCACCCGAACCATCGTGTGTAATACCTGTACCATATGTGAAGTGAGTTCTAGTTCTAGCAGCAGTTGTAAAGAGGTTAGTAGAACCTTCAGTTACATTGTCTGTGTCTATGTCTGCCTGTGTGACAGATAGTTGTCCACCACCAGACAACGCAATACCCGTTCCGTAGGTAAAGTGTGTCCTTGATCGAGCAGCAGTGGTGAACAGGTTAGTGCTACCTTCAGTTACGTTATCAGTATCAATATCTGCTTGTGTAACTGTTAGTGTATAGGTGTTAGCAGCGTCATCATAGACCTTAGTAATACCTGTACCAGCGGTAAACAAGTTATTAACCCTGTCATCTACACGTTCATCAGTGAAGTAAAGATTAGTAGAACCTTCAGTCAATGCGTCAGTATTATGGTTACTGATGTCACCAACCTGTGACTGACCATAAGTAATGGTTCCAGTAATGTTCATATTACCTTGAACTTCAAAGTTCGTGGTAGATAGGAAGTTACTTACAGATAGAGTGTTAGAGAATGGGTTGTAGGTAAGGTTAGCAGAGTCAGTATATACTCCAGCATTACCAGTGTTCGCACCCATAAATGCAGGGTAGAACAGAGTGTTGTTGTTAGTGTTAGTAACGTTAACCTGAGTTGCAGTATCAGCGTTACCTGTTAGAGCACCAGTTACATTACCTGTAATCTGACCCGTGACTCCTAGGGTTCCACCCAAGGTTACAGCGTCATCAACATTAAGTGTTCCTTTGATATCTGTGTTACCAGATGCAGCAAGGATAGATGCTTTAACTCCACCAGCACCACCAACAGAGAAGTTACCACCAACGAATGCTTTCTTAGCAACTGACAAACCACCATCAGTGGAGACAGATGCAAGAGCATCATTATAAGCAGAGGAATCTGTTGTATTATCTGCTTGGACTAAACCTGCGAATGTTGCAGCACCTGCTGTTACATCAATACCAGCATTGAAATCTGCATTACCATCAACGTTCAGAGTTGAATCGAAGTCAACTGCGTTAGCTACTCCTAGAGTACCTTCAGTAGTTGTGTTACCTGTTGCAGCAGCAACTTGGAACTTCGTACCGTTAACGTTAAATGAACCAGTTAGGTTCAGGGTTGATTGAAGTGCAGCAACACCAGATGCTGTGATAGCAGCAAAGTTAGATGCTTGAGTTACTCCAAGAGTACCAGCGATTAATGTGTTACCTGTAGGACCATCAACGGTGACATTTCCAGCACCTACATCAAGGTCATCTCCAATCCAAACTTTCTTAGTTACTGCTAAACCACCAGCGGTGTAAAGAGAAGCAGTATTATCTGTAGCACTTGTAGAATCTTCAGTACTATTTGCACGAACAACTTCAACGAAGTTAGTTACACCTTCTACATCAAGAGTTCCATCTAATTGTGAGTTACCATAAACTCTAAGTATCCCACCAACAGCAGCGTTCTTAGTAATAGAAGCACCACCAGATAATCTTAGAGCACCATCATTAGCAAAGGTGCCTGTAACTCCTGCCTGTGTTGTGCTTGTATTAGTAATATTTCCAGTAACACCAAGTGTTGATGTTACATTGGTTGCCTCATCTACGTCTAATGTTCCATCAATTACTGTATTACCAGTAGCAGCGGCAACTGTAAACTTGGTAGAGTTAATATCAAAGTCTCCAAGAACAGTACCAGTACCACTGACTGTCAAGTTAGATCCTGCTCCAGTTATATTGACTGAAGAAGATAGTGTTGAAATACCAGAAACACCAAATGTTCCTGCTACAGTT